AAGAAGTCTCGGAAATGAGCTATTCCCAGACGAAAGACCTAGCCATCCAGAAGAACAAGGAATGCGCCGCCCAAGGCATCAAGCCTGGGACAAACGAAATGAAGATGTGCGTTACCCATGAGATGAACCGCGAAGCCGCCGTTCGTCACAATAGAAACGCCCGTCTTCAGGCTGCTGCGAACTCTTCGACCTATTGCCAGGGCTATGGAAACAGCGTGGTATGCTTCTGATGAAACAGATCGACCACGACCCGAACGAGAATGTGAAGTTCCCCGATTACGGGGATCGTCAGTGGGCCAAGAGCAAGTTCGGGGAGAACCCGAAGCCGTCAGACCTTTTCTATTACCTGTTGCCGATCGCGGCGGTTGCCGTGGCCATGTACCTTTGGCGCGGGTACTGACTACCGAGAATACTCCGTGCTTCCCGCACCGATGATCGAGTTAATGATTGCCTGCTGCGCGCGGGTGAGGGTTTGCCCCTTACGAACTGCAGCAGCCATCTCAGCGCGCGCTTGCGTGGGCTCTGACTGGAGAAGCATACGGGCGATCATGTCCCGCGTGCCCTGGTTTCGACCTTGGGCCACATTGACGCCGCGCTGAAGGGCCTGCATGCCTGCCGAGCGCAAGTTACCGGTCAAGGCGTTCCCAGCGATGCCAAGGATAGTTGGGTCAAAGCCCATCATCTCGGTCGCGTCGGCAAGGTTGTCGGCCGTGCGAGATCCGCCAAGCGCCTGGTTGGCCGTTTCGAACATGCGCTGTTCTCGGGCGATACGCTCACCCATGACATCGCCACGACCTGGCGCGGCGAATGCCGGGAATTCCTGCTCGGTCTTGCCGGTGATAAGCGCCCTCGCCTTGTTCGTCGTCGGAGACATGGACGCGGCTTCGGTGCGCGCGATGAGAGGATCGACATAGCCAACGCGGAACGGCTGCTGCTGATCCGGCTGCAACGCGTTGAAACGGTCGATATTGTCAGGTGCTCTTGTCCTCGATGATGCGGCTGCAGCCCCATCGTCGATGGCGTCGATTGCTTGGCTTTCGCGCCGGAATTGGTCACGAGCGGCGGCGTAAGGATCGGACGCAGCCGCCAATGAATCGTCAAGCGCGTTCCTGATCGGGACAAGCTCTCGCTGGATCGATGGATTAGCCCTCGCCGTCTCGATCATCGAGTCCAGCTCGCGTTTGGCCCGTAGTGCTGCATTGAAGTCGGTGAGAACGGAGTTTCCATCCGTGAGATAGCCTCGTGCCCGCCGTACCGCGCCCTCGATGCTGTCATCTGCAATATTGGTGGTGTTACTCATGACGCCCATGGCGCCAGGTTGCAGGAAGTCGTCTGCTCGCTGGATTGCCGCCGTTGGGTCCACCGCGCCGGCTGATTGGCGTGCCGCCGCATAATTTGTATCCGCTGCGCTGTCTCGGGCCGTTGTCATAGCTGTGCGGGTCTGCGCTGCGGTCTGCGGAGCGTCGAAGCCTTCAGACAGAGCGTTGACAAGACGATCGGTCTGCCCCGCCTGCCGACGCTGAAGCGTTTCAGCAATGGTCTGGCGCATATCGCCGGGGGAGCGAGCCACGCCCGACAACATGCGCTGGCCTGGGTTACCGAGTGCATCCGCTACCATAAATTCTGGCTGCCCCTGCTGTGACGCGCGGGTCAATTCATCAGCCACGTCGTCAGCGCTTCGGCCAGACCGCAATATCGCTTCTGCAATGGCGTTCTGAGCGCGGGAGTTATTGCCGAGGCCAACGATAGAACCGAGGCTGCTAAGAGCGCCGCCCGCCAGAGCCGTGACCGGGCGAGCAGCTCCACCGACGCCGGCGCCAATTCCAGCGCCGGTTCCAACGTCCTCATCGTGTCCGTAGGCGGAAAGACCACCCTGAACGCCGCCGCTGATGGCTTCCCCAGCCATGCGGCCAGCAAAGCTTTGACCGAGCCGATTGACCACGGCAGGAGCGACCCTTTCGGCTGCCGTCGCGAGTCCACGACCGGTCACCCCGCCGCCATGGATTGAACCAGCGATAGAAGCCGCAGCATTGGCAACGGGGTGATCTTCTGCATATTGCTGGCGAGCGTTCTGGTACTGGCCGCGTAGCGTGTCGTATTCTTCGCCAATGCTCTTATCGGTGAACGGAGCGCGCGCGAGAGCATTCAGCCCTGCAGCCGCCTTCCCCGGAAGGCCGAAGAGCATGTCATCGACATAGACAGTCGAGGCGTCAACGTGCTGGTTGCCGGTATCCTTCTTTACGGGAGCAGCCTTCGGCTCTGCTGCTCGCATGCGCCCGATTTCCGCTGCAAGAACACGCGCGGCATTGGTATCGCCAGCCTTGTCGGCATTGATCAGGGCAGTGGAGAGTTCTTCGATTGTCGCCACTATTTCACCCCATATTTCTTCAAGAGATCGTCAACCTGACTCGACGAGCTGTCAGCGGCAGGTGGCGGAGTTGGTGGCAGGGGATTCTCTGATGGCGGTGGCGGCTCTACCAGTGGTGGGAGGCTTCCAGCTTCGGCAACCGCGTTGACCATCGTCCTTACTCGGCGCTTCTTGGCCGCGATCGATTCCAGCGATTCTCCGGGGCGCGGCGTGAGAATGTCCGTCTGCTTCCGCACTTCTTCCGGCGTGGCTGTCGCGCCAGATACGCTATAGAGGTAGGACGACACGATCGTCTGAAGGGAGTTAGCTGCCTTCTGGTATTCGGGCGTGGTCGCAAATTCACTGAACGGAAGCCTGGAATAAGCTTGGTTCTTCGGATCGCTCAGAGCGTCGAAGTTGTCTTCTACCGTCTTGAGTTCCGGCTTGATGACCGAGAATAGAGACTGGTTCTTCCTCTCTGCCTCGGAGAGCAGCTTTTGAGGCTTCCCGCCTGTCAACGGGATAATGCCAGCGTTGTTCGAAGAAACAGAGTCCGTTGCCTGCGGGGCAGGATCCGGCTGTGTGGTTGGAGCCGGTGCAGTAGCCGCAGGTGCGGTAGAGTTCGGCCCGAACAAATCCACACCTTGCGGGGGCTGTTGGCTGTTCTCGCCGAAGAGATCCACGCTCTGTTGCTGTGGCGCCTGCGGGGCCTGCTGCTGGCCTTGCTGCTTGAATATCCCCTGCGGAGTGAGGAACATCATCGCGCCAGTGCTCGGGTCCGTGATTGTCTTGCCTGCGCCGAGCTGCTGCGCCTGATCAGCGGTAATCTGTCCGCTTTCGATCAAGCCGTTCAACGCCTGCGCTTCCACGGAGTTGCCACCGAAGCGGAAGCCGCTACCCGATTGGCCCTGAGCATTGGGAGCCTTGATCCACGTTCCGGTGTCTGGATCGTAGATATTCCCCTCGCCTGCGTTGATCAGGTTGGATTTGCCGGTCTTGTTCTTCAGCGCCTCAAGCTGCGCACGCTTGTAGTCTTGCTCAAGCTGATAACCAGGATCGGCGCGCTCCTGAGCAAGCTTGTACTTCTCCCGTGCTTCCCACGTCTGCTGCTCGGCTGCCTGATCTGCCGTCTGCTGCTGCTGCCGGATGAGAAGCTGGATCGTTGCCTTCTGGCCGTCGTTCAGGAACGGGTTTTGCAACGCCTGAAGCAATCTAGGGTCTACGCCACCAAAGCGGTTGTTCTGCGCGACCTGAACAGGCTGCGGCGCCTGCATCGTGGCCTGCGGAGGAGTTGCAACATTCGTCGGGGGTGGCAGTGCCGGTGCCTGCTTCTCGATAGCCTGCGCTGCGGGTGTCTGCGGATCTTGGCGAGCATAGGCAGTTGTTACAGCAGGATCGACATAAGCAGCCGAAGGGTTGGCCTGTTCTGGAATGCCGACGGACGGGTCAAGGCTGGCGACCTGAGAAGGCCGCATGCCAAGTGCACGGGCCTGATCGAGGCCTGTTCGCGCACCAACGCCTACTTTTGCCGCTCCATACCAAGGGGACCAGCCGCCCGTTGCGGCCTCGTCAAGCGCGAAATCGATCTGCTGATTGACGGTAGAGGGGTCGGAAGGGGACTTCCCATACATCTTCTGGAACTTGTCGCCGAGACCGCCACCTACGAGCAACTGGAATGGGCCGTAAGACGTTTCGCGCTTCCCGTCGCCGCGCACGACGTTGCTCTGCCAAACGCCGGGGCCAAGCCCCTCCGATCTGGCAACGCGCACGGCAATGTCTGGGTCGATCCCGCGCTTGGTGGCCGCGTCACGAATGTACGCCTCGGTTGATGCTGTATCGGGGCTGCCAGCAGTCGGCGAGCCTGTCTGCAATTCGGAAGCCGCACCTGGTGCAGGCATGGTGCTTGCAGACGGGGAACCGGTAGGTGCCGCACTATTGCTGCCGAGAATGCTGTTGAACAGGTCGTTCGCGGCGCCCGTCCCTGCCGATTCGGCTGCATTGGCGCGGCGATCGAGCACGTTCGCAACAATGCCGTCACCAAGGGCGTTCAGGCCCTCGCCAATGTTCTTCGGAGCATTGGATGCGCCCATGATCGCGCGGACGAGATCCCGCTTCTGCTTGATCGATTCCGGGGTCTCTTTCGTATTCCCGCCGAACAGGAACGATGGAACTGCCATAGATTAAGCTCCCGCGCCGAAGAGTTTGCCGTAATTGACTTCACGAAGGCCGTCAGGGCGCTTGGAAACAGCGTCAGGGCGCTTCTTTTCGACTTCCTGCGCCATAACGCCAACGTGGTGCTTGCCGTCGCCTTTGCCCTTCTTGTATTTGAAGGAGTAAAGCTTGTGCCCTTCCAGTTCTCCGACCTTCTTGATGTCAGTTTTCGCGCGCTCGTCTGACAGGCCGATAAGCTTGCCGCCGAGGCCGAACAGACCGCCGAGGATGCCGTTCCGCTGCTGCATCTGCGTGTTGTAGGCGCCCAACTGATTCTGGTAGTTCTGTTCCACAAGGCCGGAATAATCGACGGTCGGAAGACTCGGCTGATTCGTGCCGGCACCGAATTGAGGCGTGCCGACCTGAGATCCGGACATAAGCGCAGAAATCTCATTAATCGGCTGGTTTCGCTCGGTGAGAATGTCTTGAACCGCCTGCTGATGACCGTTGAGGATAAGCTGATTGTAGGCGTCGTTGGTTCCCTGGTTGAACGTGTTCAACTCGTTTCCATAGGCCGCAGAACCTGCCTTGATACCTTGGTTGGCAAGCCGCGTGCGTAGATCCTCGTCACGCTTTGCAATGAGGGGCGCGAGCCGCTGGTTGGCTAGATCCATCGTCCGCGCTTCGGTCGCTGCGGTATCGAGGCTGACCGGCTTGGAGAGATAGTCCTTCAGAAACCCGGATTGCTGGTTTGCCAGCGTGCCGAGATTCAGGCTTGCCGCATCAGACTGGTCCTTGATCGCTTGCTGCTGCGGCGAAAGAGAAGTCGTCTGCGTGTACTGCGGAATGAAATATCTTGCTCCGGACGTTGGATCCGTGAAGGTGGTCCCACCATTCTGCGAATAGGTGACGCTGCCGTCCGGGCCATACTGGTTGACGTTGCCGAGCTGAGCGTTCGCAAGCGCCGTGGTTACGTTCGTCCCGGTTTGCGCTGCGGCTGTCTTGGCAGGATCGGGAGCGGCCGGAGCCTTTGGTTTTCCCACAATTCTATCCTTTCAGGACCGATTGAACTTGTTCGAGGCCCACGCCTCGCGCGTCGTGACGAAGATGTTCTCGGCAGCGTCGGTGCCGCGTAGCCGTGGAATGCGGTAGCGCTCTGCCCCGTAGACCTTCAGCATCCGGTGTTGGGCTGTGTCGTCATCGGAGACCCGCTGAACGACTGCCTGACAACCGCAATCGATGAACGGATAGCCATACATGGCCTTGAGAACGTCCTTGGTGAGCCATCCCTTGACCCACGCCGCTCCGGATATCTCGATCACGTGTGCGTCAGGGTCGTAATTGTGGTATATCAGGCCGGCCGCGAGGGTTTCGCCGTCCATGACAGCAATCCCCTGGCACTCCCCAAAGCCGCGACCTTTCGTCGGCCAAATGCGATCGGCGACAAGGCGCGACAGGATTTCCGTGTCACCGCCCTGCGTGAAGGCCCAGGTAAACCTCACGTCATCAGCCCGCCGTTTTCATAGATGACATCGAAGGCCACAAGCTCGGTCACCGGCTTCGGCGTGACGCCGAACGTGATCTGAACCTGCGGCATGAAGACGAAACCGGTCTTGCCGACAGATACCCATTTGGTGGTGATCGTAGCCGCAGTGCCAGCATCCCAGATCGCAACGTCCCATAGACCAACGTCCCAAACGTCCTCGATAAAGTCCGCAGTAGACGACGGGATGCCGGGGAGCGACACGGTATAATTGACCGATGCGCTTATCTGGGCATCGAATGGGCATGTGGATTTAAAGATCGAACGGGCCTGATGGATGGTTTTTGTGATCCCCGGCGCGTCAAGATGATCCGGGAGCCCGACATATTTGCAGGTGTAGTTCTCACCGTCATCGGAACCGCCCGCTTCCATCTTGAAGATGACGCCGTCATTCGTGCCGAAATAGCCGTTGTCGGCAAACATGGCGATGCAGCGCGTGTTCCATCCGGTGAAGCGTCCAGCCCATGCGCCAGTTTCAAGATTGGCGGCGAAGCAGTAAGGCGAAATCGCGTCGTTCGGGACCGGAAGCGAAACAACCATCATGTTGTTCGTGGGCCACTTGATGATTTCCCACGGCAGAGACTTGCGGGCGAGAACTTCGGCCTTCCACTCCGGTTCGATGTTCGCCGTGACGGCAGCGAGAGAAAGTGCCGCAACGTCCTTGTTGACCGCTTCCGAGATCGGGACAATCCCGTCTTCCGTCGCGATCATGAGGTCGCCACCGGCCTGCATGGTCGCATTCGGCCCCATGGGGGGCGTGATCTTGTAAACGCCGACCTTCGTCCAAGCCGCGTCGCCGGGGTAAAGCCCCTGGTAGACGGCAACTTCGCCCTCGGTCGACACAAAGACGATCTTGTCATCCAGGCCATCACCGGAATCCATCGACCACTTGCCGCCGAACATCAGCGAGCCTCCTTCCTGGAATATCCCGGCAAGGCTGAACTCGGTCGCGACACCTCCGATGCTATCGACCGGCAGATACCAGACCGAAAGCGTCTCCTTTTCGATGAAATACAGACGGCTGCCATAGGTCCAGACGAAGGACAGCGAAGACGTGGGAACGCCCGTGATGGCAGGCGAAGAAACTGCGGTAATCGCCGTATACGATGTCCCGTCGTAAAGGCGGGCGCTGTCCGTCCCATTGACCGCATAGAGAAAGCTATCGCCTGACGCATTCGACATCTGGGCAGTCGAGTAATAGCCGCTCGTCTGACCGGTAACGACTGGCGTCGGGATGACATCGGCATCCACAACGGTGGTAATATTGAAAATCTTCGTCGCGTCGGAGGCGAAGAACTCTTCGACCTGCCCGCTCTTATACGTCCACATGCGGAGGACAGGGCCGGTTGAGATCGTCGCATGCTTCAGCGAACCGCCGCGAGACCGAATCCCAGTTGATGTTGGGAACCAGTTTTCGAGCATCAGCGCGCCACCTGGCTGCGACAGCGCGAGGTTCTCGTTGGCGATCCATCCGCGCGACGGCGCCGGGAACGTCTTGTGCTGCATGCGCGGCGCTTGCGGATTGGGCTTTGCTGTGGGCCTTACGGCTACTCTTCCCGCCTTTACTGCCACGGTGAGCGCTCTCGCATGTCGGTTCCGGCCAGATCGGCCAGCGTGGCCTCAAACTCAGCCAGATAATCGCTGTAATCCTGCCCGGATTTCCGCTTGAAGCGCCAAATCGTGCCCTGTGTAATGAGGATATCCGGCACCAAGGGCGTGTCAGCGTCGGCTACCCATGCTGCAGTCCCGTTCGACGCCCAATTCTTCGAGATGTACGAGACAGCCGCCGTCGCCGCTAGCGCAGGATAGGGATAGAACGAGATCGATGATGTCCCATTAAGACGGAAATACCGGGGCGTGCCAGAAATACCCGTCAGCGATGCCCATTCATCCTGGCTAAGACTCCCGCGAACGGGATTGCCACCAGTCGTGACTGCGCTTCCCATCGTCAGCCGCGCGAACGCCGCAGGCAGCGCGAAATCGTCGTTGGTGCCGGTGCCGGTGATCGTCGCCGTGGCACGCAAGGCGCTCCAATCGACGCGCCGAGACACTTCGACGGCCGTTTCCGTCGCGAACTGGATCAGCTCGACATATTCGCGATCGGTGTTGGCGACTGCCAGAGTCGGGATTTCAAGCCCAACGTTCTTGCAGACCCCTTGGATGATTTGAAGGATGGTCATCATGGCGTTTGCATCTGCAGACGGACGGCGCCGTTGCCCCATTGGGCGCGCTCGTCGTCGATCTTGAGATCATTCATCGCCCCTTGGAGAAGGGCAGCGGTTGCCTGCGTCAGCTCGGCATCACGAAGGAATTTCGCGGCTTCGAGACCGACTGCGTAGAGGTAGACGTTCGGGTATTTCTGCAGCAGCCAGTTGGAACCGGTAGCGCTGGACGAAATGGTTGGCAGCGCTGCGTAATATTCGATGTTCCGATCACCGGTCACGCCGTAGAGGTAGATGTTCGACCCGTCGATCGCATATCGCCAGTAGGGAGAATTGAGCTGCTTCGTCTCCTGCAACGTCCCTTGCGTCAGGGGATAACGACCGGTGACGTCATAGAGCGCGACCATCTCCAGATAATCGGACGGGAGCGGCCCAACGCCAGCCGTAAACGTCACAGTGTCTGCGGTGATCTGCTCGCGGGCACGGAGCTTCTGGTTCAGCCACGCTTCCGCAGTCTGCGTAAGACGGCTCATCACGTCCGAGATGTTGCGATTGCCGACATGATCAGCAACAGCAATGCGGAGATCGACGTATCCTGCGAAAACGGCCATCTATAGTGTCCCGTCTTTCGTGCGCCAGGCGCGATTGTCGCTATTGTTCAGCCAACGACTGATGAACTTCTCGTCGCCCTGCCGTTCAGCCTCATGAAGCTGGTCGTGGTAGATATTGAGGGGAACAGACGCCACGCGGTGCCAGTCGCCCTTCCAGGCATTCCCGGCTTCATTCCGGAATGCCTGGTTCTCGGCAATCGTCGCCGTGACCGGATAGTCTGTCCGGATATGCGTCTTTTCACCGTCGAAATAATGCCAGACGGTGCGACCAGATGTTGGTTCCCAGTCTATCAGGGTCCAGTCGCCGTCCTTGATCATTTGCCGTCCTTCTTGGCACGGCGGAGGGCGCCCCGCTCGATGCCATCCATCGCGGCTTCGACAGGGACAGAGATAACGGTGCCGGCAGGATGACGGACACAATCGTCGTCCCAGAAATCACGGAGGATTTCGACATCAACCATCTGCGGCTTTGGTGCTTCGTTGGCCATAGCTGGCCTCCTTTCGTTCGGGTAAAGAAAAGGGGCCGCGTGAAGCAGCCCCTATGTTGATGTTGGTATGTATCCCGGTGGGCTAACTTGACCGGCCGTGATTCTCGTGGAAGCCGTTGTCGCGCTCAGCAGCCTTGCGAGCAGCGACGGCCTCTTCAAACGTTTTGCAATATCGTTGTTTCTTGCCGCCGATATGGGCTACCCAATAATGGAAGCCACGGTGGCTCCATTGGTGAACACCAAGAACCGAGTTTTTGGCTGATACTCTCTTGTTCCTAGCGTTTGCAGATGGGTCGACATTTCTCAGGTTAATCAGCCGATTGTCGGCGCGATCACCGCTGATGTGGTCAACTTGTGTTGCATCTTCTCCAAGCATCATCTTCCAGATGACGCGGTGCGCTTTGAAGTTGGACCCGTTGATTGAACCGGTGAAATATCCATCCGCTACAGCGGTGAATGCTTCCTTCTCCGCATACCTCTCATTCCACAACCGGCAAAGGCTACGCGAGCGCGCTGGCGTTACCGCCGGGAACATCTCGACTGGTCGCTCTTTCCAGTAGAGCTTGCCTGTCTCGGGGTCATACGAAAGAAGTTGATGCAGCACGTCTTGTGCTGGTAAGGCTTTTGTAGCCATCCGCGAACCTCCTGTGTTTGCGGCTTTGGTGAGAGGCGGGCAAGGAGTGCAATCCCTGCCCGCTTCGATTGTTTTAACACATTGTAAAGACGATGTGAATCGTCCTACGACGAAGCGGTCAGGCCAAACAGATCCGCGACAACGCCGATCCCTTTTTCATTTTTGACTTTCAAACAGCCCTCGCCGATCAGAACGAACTTCTCCGCATCACCGGTCTTTGCGACTTCCGGGTCCGACTTGATCTTGCGCAGCCAGAGCCACGACAACATTTCCGAGTCGAGGAGGAAGGCATTCCTCGCAACGCCTGCGCTGACGGCCTGTACGCGGTTCGGCATGACCTTGATGCGGCCGAACGGGCCCTCGTAGTAGTCG